AATGTCGTTCGCCATTGCCTTCCCGATGGCCTTCGTCATGAGCTTGATGCCGCCGGTGATTTCGTCAGTCTGGCGATCCACGTGGGCTGTGATGACGAAGGTGGCTGCGATGCCTTGAGTGCAGAGGCGGAGGAAATTCATCAGGTTGTTTTGGGCTACGCCGTAGTCGGAAGGGGATGCAGTTGGTTTGTTCCCGATGACCATCTTCATACTGGCGTTGCCGAGTTCAGAGAGGGAGTCGATGACGAAGATGCGATCTGCCCCCCAAGAGTCGACGGAACCGAACTTCTGCCCTGTGCGGTCGTCGGGGAAGTTGGCGCAGGCGGAGAGGATCTTGTGGAAGGCGTTGTTCTTGGAGCGGCCCCCATCCTGCATCTTCGTGAGGGCTTCGTAGGAGAGCTTGCCCACGTTGTCTGCGCCGGTGATGAGGGAATCGAGCGTGAGGGTCTTCGTCATGGCGACGTGCCAGTGGAGGTTGGCCGGGACTTCCTTCCCGTGGTCACGCCAGTATCCGAGGAGGGACTCAAGCCCGTTCTCGGTGAAGAGACAGAAGACCGGGGGGCGGGGGTTTGGGCGGCTGCCCAGTCGACGAGGGTTCCGAGAGAGTGGGTCTTGCCTACGCCGGACGGACCTTCGAGAAGGACCTTTGGCCCCATGAGGGTAGTGGCTTGGGTGGAGGCTGCGGTGGTATCAGTCATAGTGGTCTTCTTTCCAGTTTTCTATTATTGCAAGGAATTCGCGGGTTAAAAGGTTTGTACTGCAGTGATCGAGTGACTGACCAGTTAAGAAGGTTCCGTCTCCATGCTTAACGCAACGTCGAGTTTCGACTATCCAGGAAGATTGTGGTATAGGCTTGTAATCAAAGTGATGGGAGTATATTGCCCTTCCCCAGATTTCCCCGCACATCGGACAGAAGTAGGCTGTGTGCGGCCAGTATGCAGAAACAGAAACACCTGTCGAGGGGGAGTAGCCGCAGCAATAAACCTCTCGCTGCCCCACGACAGATCCCCCCTCCATGTATAAGACAGTCGAATTTCCTGACGACTCCGCCACGACTCAGTTCTCCAGAATAATTTCCCGGCGGTTCACAGGGTCCCAGACTTTCCGCTGGAACGAGCCGCGAAGCCAGGGATCGGGGTCTTGGCTCAGACAGACTTGGCGAAATTCGCAGCCAGAATACTCGTTGCAAGCGTGGTCGAGGGAGTAGTCGAACACCCCGGTTTCCCACATGGTCTTGAGGCGGGCTACGTCACGGAGAAGCTGTTCATACCAGCGTTCGATCATCCACTTGGGGCGGTAGGTCAAGGCCTGCATGGTATCGTACTTGGTCTTGAGGATGGAGACACCCCGGACGAGGAAGCCTTGGAGGGGGAAACCTGCACGCTCGGCGCCCCAGCAGTAACCTGTGAACTGGCTTCGCAAGTCCCACTGCTTGGGCCAGGATGCTCCGAGGGAGGATGTGGTCTTGTCGTCTTCTCCGAACCAGCCGCCTGCGTAGTCGCAGATCATATCCATGCGTCCGACGTAGAGAAGGGGGTTGCCTGTCTCTGGGTGGGTGGCGTCGATTGGTTCTGCGAAGGAGAACTCGATCCCCTTGCCGCCGCCGGGGAGGGTGACAGGAACGGCCTGATCCTCGCTCATAGGGTAGCGCTCGAAGTAGAACTCGAAGGCTCCCATCATGCGATTGAGGGACTTGGCGGAATCCTCCGGGCATTCGAAGTCACCGTAGGATTTGATCAGGGCGCCGAGGCCGGTTTCGATTGCTTCCTGCTCCGGGATTCCGTGGAGGTAGAAGGCTTCTCTCGCGGCTTCGAGGCCAGCGGCGTAGGCAGCTCCGGCGTGAAGATGGACGGACACGACCTTGGGCTTGTAATGTTCGAGGTAAGCCAGCTGCATCTTGCGCGGGCAAGAGCGGAAGGATGCGATGATGGTGGAGTCAATGACTTCGGGGAAGGGCGGGCGGGTCATTCGATTTTCCCATCATGTTCGAGAAGGAGCACTTCGTCCGAAGCTTCGAGCAGAGAATTTGCAACCATCTTCGCATTGCTCTTTGCGGATGTTATAACCTCCTCAGAGATCACAGCAATCAGACGAGATATTGCACCAGCAGAAAGTACAATGTCTTGCTGCCCGGTCTCACCCTGTAGAGTAATTAGACCCTGTAGAGTGAGGGGTTTCGTGTCATAACTTTCAGTACGACGGATTTCAAGTTTCTTGAGTTTCATTTTATAGTCCTTCGAGTTCGGACAGCAGGTCATCTGCTGAGGGGATTTCACGAACGGCCTTGGCCTTGCGGGACTTGTCCGAGGCGACGGAAGCACTGCGGCGTTCCCCGCGAAGGGCGTCGATGGCTTGGCGGAGGTCATCCTGGGTGAGGGTGCCGTCGAGGGCAGACTGGCGCCATACAGCGATTTTTGCGTTGAGTTCAGGGGTTGCCATGATTAGTCCTCGTAAGAGTGGTTGTTGCTGATGGTGTCGAGAAGGGAGTCGTAGGAGCGGTCTGAGAGATACTGGAGAACGTCGAGTTCGTAAAGCCAGACATTCAGGATTTCGACTTCGGCTGGTTCGTCTGGGTAGCCTGGGTCGCCGTTCGGCATGTACATCTTTCCGGGACGGCCAGGACTGTAGGTGTAATCGACCTGAACTTCGTGCTCTCCGAGATTGCCGAAGTCGAGGGTGACTGTCTGGGAAAATGTTGTCATGCTTGTTCTCCTTTCAATGCGGCCAGGACAACCCGAAGCGTGTCGGGGGTTGCTGTGATCAGATGCTGCCCGATGGTAGCGGAGGGGATGTAAGGAGCAACGTCGACCGTGCGCTTGTTGAAGAAGTCCCGGATGGCGTCGCAGAAGAAAGATTGGTAGGCTCCCTGCGGGACTCGCTTTTCCACGTCGGACCAGAGGAAGAGGTCAAGGCGGGCCGCGAGGTCGGCAGGGATGGTAGTGTGAATGTGCTTGTTCGGGGTGATGGAAGGCTTACGCGGCATGGCGGGTGTCCTGGAGTGAGAGCAGCCAATCGCGGGTGGCTTGGGCTTCCCCGGCTGCTGTGCGGGAGGCTTGGGATTCGAAGTCCACGCCCCGGTCGAAGTCGAAACGACCGCCGGCTGCGATGTAGGTGAGGGCGGAGGTGAGCGTCCAAGGGCGGGTGGTAAAAAACCGGCGATGGACTTCCCGCGACCGGACTTCCAGCTGGGGGCGACCTGGGCCTTCGACCACGCGGGATAGGTTTTCGAGTTCATCTGCTTCCCGTGTCACGAAGGATTCGCGGGAAGGTGCGGGGGAAGTGTTACGGGGAAAGTACATGGTGGGAGCCTCCTGGGAAGAAACGGTCGGAATCAACCGTATGTGTTCATGTTACATGAGGATAACGTGTTCGTCAAGCAAGGGATGAAACTAAATCATCAAACCATTTGCGAACTTGCTCGCACTCCTGGTTTGTTACAGTGCTAGATAACTGCTCAGGATGTTGGCGCCAATAACGACCTAGGTGCGGGATCTTTATGAGAGGACCTTGCGTGGACGCCCAGAGGGTCATTGCCCAGTCGACTAGGCTGAAGTCCCAAACACTCTCAGGTGCGGATTCGATAATGGAACTGCGATAGACTATAAGCCCATGCACGTGGGAAGGTTTCATCCTGTGCACATACTTGTCGTATTTATTTTCAGGACCTGGGATAACCCCACTCTCGTCGAACTTGGTTTCCTCTGTATATACAAGAGAGGCAGTTGGGTTTTTCTTGAGTGCTGACAGCGCATGGTGAAATGCGGCGGGATAGTATAGATCATCGTAGTCAGCATGGGACTTGAACTCAGCGGTTCCGAAAGAGTATCCAAGCTTTCTGTTCTTTCCTATACTGTTACCGTTTTCAGGAATCTGGAAAAGGTTTATCGGGGAGGACTGAAGACTGTCCAGACATTGAGATAGGAATCTCGATGCGGGGTCAGGGCTTATGACGTGGAGATCTATGGGGTTGGTCAAGGCAATTCCTTGATGGCGCAGATGGCCTCGGCAGCTTGCTCCCGCACCTTGGCGGCGAACTGCTCAAGGGCTTGGTCGGGGGTTGTGGAAATAATAGTTAAGAACTTCTGGTAAGTCCTGACGCTTCTCACCTCACCGTTATCCACTCGGGTGCAGAATTCACGCATAGCATCCCGCATCATCTCGATCTGCGCGGCTTGCTCTGCAATCTTTCGCATTTGCTGGGCCATTACGCTAGCAGGTATTTGGAGGTCGAGTTGCTCTTGTAGTTCTGCAATCTGCGCGGCTTGTTTCTCGATGGTTTTCTCAATGGCGGTAAGAGAGCTTTGAATAATGTGAGTGTCTTCGTTGCTTCCCGAAATACAGACGCACCCTTCTGGGTCACACAACACAGACTTCAGGTTTAGTAAGGCTTCCACTCTATCTCTCCTGTTGAGACGACTGATCCGCCGTCGGTGTCGCCGTTCCAGCGGCCCATACGCGTCATTTCACGATTAACCTGAGTAGCGTAGCCAAACCGCCACTCACAAGGGATTGCCTTCTTGAATCTCCACCAGACCATTCCTTTTGGATTCATCACTCTTCTCCTTTCGGTGCGGCTGCGAGCATTGCTTTGTAGGCTTCATTTAGCTGTACGGGCGACCTAATGTCCCCCCAATTGACTGCATCGAACCCCGCTTCTCGCATTTCTTTCGTCGGCTCCTTCGGCACCAGCACCCACCCTTCTGGAGTCGCATCCCGCTTCCCGGCCTCGTAGGCCTTGTAGGCTTCGGCGAGTTGTTCAGCGGTGTGAAGCGCGATTACTCTTTGTACATATGCTTCGTCAAAGTAACGCTTCTCAGCAAAGGTGTATTCGCCAGCTTTCAGCTCATATCGCCAAGCAACCGGCTCGAATTTCGGCATTGTCATTTCATTATCTCCTTCGCCATTTCCTTCAACTTGGTAGCAAGTTCTTTCCGCTCGGTATAGTTCATCCAGCCGAAGTCGTACCACTTCCCTCCGGACTCGATTTGAAGCTTGACGTGCCTATCGGCTGAGGCTGCGAACGAAGTTTCAACCTTGACTTTCACTTCAGTCCCTTCGGGGAGTAGAGTTTTGTTCCTTCGGCTGGCTGCTCGCCTGACCACACAATGATCGCCATGTCTTTCAGCGAACCTGTGTGTTTCTTAACTTCTCCAATAGGCTCCCCAAGCCACGTCTTGAGCGCGGAGTCGTCGGGCTGGATGGTGAGGGCTTTAGTTGCAATCTCTCTGCACTTCCCAACATTCAAGTCTGCACACTCTGGATCGTAGCTGTCCGACCCGACGCAAGAGAACAAGTTGTACAGTCCGATGTGTCCTCTAATCTTCTCAAGCGCCTCGTCCTTCGCCTTGCACGCAGCAATGGTAGCGGCGAGTTGCTGACGCAGTGATTCGATTTCACTCATTTCCATCTCCATT